TGATAAGAGTGCTGATATTGTTGTTGTCCAAATTCGCCCCGATGAGCGGTTGAACCGAAATTTTCGTTGCCATTTTGCTGCTCCTTGTTCAATGAAGGGAAGATGAGGTAGGGACCGAAGTCCCTAGACTCGATTACTCGAACATCTTGCCCGAGAATTGCAAACCGTCGGAGGTGAGATTGCCAGCCCACGCCAGAATTTGCACTTCGGCGTCTTGATTGACGCTGTAGCGCTTGCCCGGAGACAACGGAACCATGTTGCGCTGAGCGTGCGGGCGATAGAACATGTGCTTCGAATTGATGAAGTATGCCTCCTTCGATGCCATGAACCCGCCGATGCCGCCGTCGAGGATCACATCAGCATCCATGAACTTGACCGAGGCAAAGCCCGCATTCGCATCGCTACTGGAAGTGAAGCGTTGGATAGCTTGCAACGACGCCATATACAGGCCCCAATAGGCGTTGTCCATGACGATCAAATCGACCCGGTCTTGGCCGCGAACCATCTTCGCCCAGAGCTGGTTCATATAGCTTTGGATGTTCGCTGCTGTGGTGGCCGCGCCGCCATCAGCAACTGCCGCAAACTTCTGCGAACGCCAGAAGTTCCACGTTGCGCGATCAATGCCGCCAGCAGTACCAGTGGCCGGGTTGGACGGGAGTTGCAGCTTAAGGCCGCTGATTTCGCGACCGCCGTAAGCCGTGCCGTCGCCGTAGATGCCGGAAGCGATCAAGTTGCTCATGGTAGACTCAGCGACCGAAATGCGGCTTTCGAGCAGGTCGATGATCGCTTCCTTGCCCGAGTTTTGGAGCTGTTCGAGGCCGGAAATAGTTACCGGGCAAGCGGCTTGCTTCAAGTCGTATTGCGCCGCACTGATGACGTCTTGCGCACCGGTCGGCAGCGTTTCATACCCGCTGTAGTACCCGGCATTGCTGTTTTCAGCGAACGATAGTTCCTGCAAGATCTGATTGCCGCCGCTGAACGTCTTGATGTTGCCGCGCTGTTTCAGGCGGGACAGAAGAGCATTGTTCTTGCTGACGTTGTCCGAGATAACGCCCGAACGGTTTTGGATCGTAGTTGCGATAATGTCGCTAACATTGGGAAAGCCCATGATTTACTCCTGAGTGGATAACGGAAGGGATTTGTCGTCTTTACTGTCGATGGGCGTTTCCGCTTCGACTGGCGCTGCCGACTTCGCGCCTTGCGTTACCCGGAACTCTTGTGGAGTCGGGTTGATGTCTTCGAGTATTGCCCCCGGCCCGAGTTGGGCCAAGGAAATCATCGAAAGAGTGCGCGTCATACTCGTGCGCCGCCTTCCCCAAATTGCGAAGCAATGACACTGCGCAAATCGGCTGGGTTAGCTTTGAGACCGTTTCCGGCCCCGTTCGGGTTCCCTGTGATGCTTACTGATGCTCCTTTGGCCGCTTGGGCTTCTTGGTGGGCGGATAGTGCGCGTTGCGTGTCACTCTCTGTCTGATTTCTGACAGAAGATGCTTGGAACGTACTGTCATTCAACCGTGTTGCTTTTTCATACGCGTCGTGGAGAGAGAGTGTTGCGCCCCTTCGACTTGAAATTTCAATCAGGTCGGCCATTTCATCCCGAACATCTTCGAAATAGGGATAAGACGGGTCCGACGCCATTTGTTCTACTGTCTGCGCTGCCCGCTGGTCTGCCTGTTGCACCGCTTGCTGCTCGGCCCTACGGCGCTCTTGTACAAAGTCCATCACCGGGGCCAAACGTTGATTAATAAGCTCCTCAACCCCGCTTTGCTGCGCAGCACTATGTGGGATCGGAGATTTGGACAGCACAGCATCCAAAACTTCAATGTCAATTCCGAAGTTGTTGATGATGCGCGCCACGAATTCGGCTTTGCTTTGCGGAGTGCCGCTGGTCAGATTGCGATCGACCACCATCATATTGTTCAACGCCGCCACCGGGTCGCCGCCATAAAATTTCTGAATGACTTCGCGGTTCTGGTCTACTATCCGTTGAATCGGGTCGACCTTGTTTTTCAGGCCCGCGTTTTCTTGCAGGACGCGGAGAGTATCCCGCTCACGGCGAATCACTTCCTGACGGGCTTGGAGCGGCAGTCCTTCCCACACTTTCTTAGCGTCGCCCTTCCAACTAGCAGGGGCACGGTCTACGCGAGGATCGGATTGCGGCTTGCCTTCGTCAGCAACGGGGGCGGGCTTGGCCGCAGGCTCACTGGCGGGTTTGTTCGCAACTTCCTCGATCGACTTGGCTTTGCTTACGTCGGCCAGCTGGTCGTCGTGGTGTTCGTCGTGGCCATGATCGACAGGGTCGGCAGGAGCCGAGGCAGGGCTTTTCGCGGCGGGGGCGGGCGCAAGAGCAACCGGTGCCGATGCAACCGGAGCCGGGGCGGGGCTTTCGACGGGGGTGTTTTCCACCGCTGCCGAGATTTCTTCGCGTAGTTCCATGATTTATCCTTCTATGTGTGTGGCTACTTGTACAACTGTCTTGCGATTTCCTGCCGAATGGCCTGTCGGTCGGGCCTATGCTCGGTCACAGAAAGCTTTGGAGGAAGCCCGCCCAGATCCCTTGTAGGTACGACATCATGACGGGCGCAATGGTCTCGAAGGCCCGCACGACCCCGTACCAACTTCCCATCGATAGGGCTAACAAAATCAGGTAGGTCAGGAATAAAAGCGGGTCCACGGTTGCTGACTGCGTTTTGCACTTCCTCCGGAAGGGGCAGGGACTTGTCATAAAGCTTCCCGTTGATTTGGATGTAAGACTTGCGCGACATGATTACTTTGCGCCTTCGGCTTTGTCGGCTTCGGCTTTGGATGCCTTAACGGCCTTAGCAGCGGCTTTGGCTTCATTTTCGTAAATGGCATCAGCGACTTCTGCCGGGTCGGCATCGTCAGCCATCACAAAACGACGGTCAGTTGCTACGTCGTGCATTAGTTTCTTGCCCTCAGGAATTTCTGTGCTGGTGCAGGTGACGTCGATGAATCGCATGGTGTTACTCCTTAGAGTTGGGCAGGGTTGAGGACGCTTTGGCCACGGCTTGCGCTTCTGCCAAATCGAGTTTTTGACGGCCCAAAGCCGCGTTCTGGGCTATGGTCTGCAAAAATTGCTCTTGATTTTGCCTCATTAGCTGGGCAAACTCTTGCTGAGATTGCTGCATTTCCATCATGAACTTGCGAACTTCCATTTGTGCCTCCTGCTGCTTGAGGGACAAGTCTGCTTGAGCTTCCGCCTGCGCAATCTGGAAGTCCTGTTGCTTGCCTTGGGACTCTAACTGATGGTCCTGCTGCGCCAATTGCATGTCCACTTTAGCCTTCTCGACTGCCGGGTTAGGCGGCGAAGCTGGCGGGTTCTGAATCTTGTCCATGATGACCTTGAGAGTGTGGTCAATAACGCCCTCAAGCTCACGTGCGCCCTTGAATCCGCTGATCGAGAACTTCAAGGATTCGAAAATGATCGGAGCGCTTTCCGGAATGGCCTTCATGGTCGTTGCCGCTGACTGCAAGAACGTAGCCATAGCGTTGGTGAATTCGACCTTGTCCTTCTTATTTACTGCGGAATTCTCTTGGGCCAGCGAGTCCGCTTGCACCTTCACGCGCCACTCGAACGTTTCGTGGTCGGATTTCAAGAGCTGGATGGCTTGCTGAACGCCCTGCGGATTTTGCAAGAAGTCGGGGTAGTATTCAATCCCAGACATTTTGGTAATTTGCGCGACCGTGAAATGCTTGCAGATCAACTCGCCCTTGATGCGGAGAATGTCTTGCGCGAATCGGGCGACTTCCTCCTGCTTCGATTGAATGCGGACACCAGCGAATTGCGCCTTGAGAGTCTGCGCTCCGAGGGTTTCACTTGCTTTCGTGTCGCCCCGGACGATATCGCTAATGCCCGTGATTTCGTAAATTTGGCCTTTGATGTCTTCGCGGGCTTGACGAAGCTTTTCCAGCGCTTGGACGACAACTTCCAGCGGAAGCCAATCAATGACGCCCTTTACTCCACCCTTTTCCGCGAACATCGCCCAGCCGTCCACCGGAATCAGGGTGTTGTCGGAGCCTTCCTGCAACATCCGAGCAACGCCAGTTGCAGTCTGGTCATAGACGCCAACGACCTTACAGGCTTGCACCAGCAGCGAGATCCGGTTGTTCACCTGATCCATTTCGTTGTACTGGTCTTGCAGGATGACGAAATCAGGAACCGGAACGCATGCGTCCGTCGTCATGGTTGCGAACATGGGCTTCGGGAATGGTTCAAAATCGTCCAGATGCAACGGGTCTTCTTTCTCGTCCAGAAGCTCTTTATAGTCTTTCGAGAACCAGATTACTTCCTTGGCTACGCGGTCCCAAATCTCATAAATACACGCCTTTTCCTGTTGTTGCTCGGTCGAGGAGGTTATTTGGTTGTACGTCTGGTCGTCTTGCTGTTTCAGCGGGATTTGGTTGGCGATTTCCTGTCCGAAACGAGCTTCCAAACCATCGTAGTCCAGATAAACGCGGCGAGCAACCCAGCGGCGCTCTTCCCAAGTACGGCACGGGGACCACAGAACGTCATTCCAATGGACAAAGTCGATCGGCACTTCCTGATGGGTCACTTCGTCGTACGTGGATTCCTCGCGGATCACCTCGTTGGTGAGTGGGTCCAATTCCTGTGGAAGGGTTTTGCTCTCGGTTTCCGTTTCCACGCGGAGCCACGCCATTCCGAGGCCGTCGATCAGGCGGTCTTGCACTGCATACCGCATCACTTGGTCGAAATTGGAGCATGGGTCTTCCAAATCCTGCTTGATGCAATTTTCCAGCATCATGGCCGATATGCGGGCCGTGTCGTCCATGTGTTGCTCGAACCGGCGCGAGACATCTACTTTCGGGATTTTCGCGTACAGACTCGACATCATGATTTCGGTGTTGGCGGTGAAAAGGTTGAACTTGCGGTCATCAACGTCCGTATCCCGTTCGTCCAGATACCGCTTGGAGATATAGGCGCCACGCAAATGCCACTTTTCAAGTGCTTTCTCGCCCTTCGTAATCTCGTCGTTCCAACGATTGTACTTGGTCTGGGGTTTTTTGCCCGTTCCGGCGATAGACTTGATATTGTCAGACATTAAATTCTTCTTCCCGATATTTTAAGGCCAGCACCGTGGTCTTCGAACAACTCGTCGAGTTTCATCTCCTGACGAGTCGGAACGGTCTTTGGCACCACGGTGAGGGCGGGGCGGGAAATGGCAAGCAACCTACGGCCCATAAGACCCAAGCAATCAACACCGTCATCAACGCCCTGCCCCAGAGCATTTGGGAACTGGAGCAGCTCGGGCACGAGCCACTTGCAATAGGCCGCGTTGGGGTTCAGGAATACCTTTCTGCGCTTGAACTGACCCCGCAGGGGTGCTGCGCGAGTTTCCTTGTCCTGCCCCCGCATCGGCATCATTTTGAGCGGTACGGACACTCCCAATTCGCGCCCACGAGTAGCAACCAGAGGCATAAACACTTTGGCCATGTTGTCATCGTCGATCAGCCACTCTTGCGGATGATAAGTCGAGCAGAGGCTAATTACATCCTCGGAGGATTGGTTTACGTCCACCCGGCCCCGTTTGGCGTCGATGACGTCCCAATCAGAGTTACGGTCTACGGAAACTACCAAATGAACGGTGTAATCGCCTGTATTCACGGACAGGGCCAAGTCGGTCATGCCGTATGTTACTTCCGGCTTGCCTTCTGGCACCCGAAACTGGATGTCTTCCGTGGAAGCCCACGAACCTTCATCGGCTGGAGGCTCTTGCTGATACAGAGTACGCCATTTGTAATCATCCCGCTTGGCGTCTGCCACCATTCCTGCGGTGTACCATTCAGGCCAGAGTCGGTCTCCAACACCACGGCCCAGCACATCGCCCTCTTTGGCTTCCATGTGCAACACGAGAATTTTCTGACGCTTCGTTTCCTTGGTAACGTTGCGGTCGATCAAGTATCCGGCCAAATCGTTTCGGGCCAACCGTTGGCAAATCAGAACCAACTTTGCTTTGGGCTTCAGACGCGTAACAAAATCTGTTTCATACCAATTATGTATTTTGGAGAGTTGCGTCACGCTCTGTGCTTCTTCGAAGCCGCTAATGGGGTCATCGATGATTGCGAGATCGGCTCGGAAACCAAGGATACCAGACCCAACACCAGCGGCGTAAAGAGCATCGCCCCGCGAGGTTTCCCAACGACCTGCTGAGGCACTTTCTTTGCTTAACTGGATGTGCGGAAAAACACTTTTGGACTCTTCGCCACTTACGATACCCCTGATTTTACGCCCCCATTTCTCTGCAAGTTCTGTGGAGTAGGAGCAGGTGAGAATTTGGATGGGTTCTGGGGAAATGCCCATGGCAAATGGCGGCAGGGCGACGCTTGTGTAGGTACTTTTCGCACTTCCGGGCGGTGCAAGGATGATCAACTCGTCCCACTCATCGTTCAACAAGCGTTGGATGTGGTCACAGATCACTTGGTGATGACAGGCTGGCTCGACGCCAAGGATGTAATTCGCGTACCCAGCTAGCGATGCGCGCGCCGTTTTGCGCTTCAGGAGAACGTCGGCTGCTGCGTCAGGAGAAACGGGATCGCGATCAGACATCTATGACCCTTCCACGGAAAGCGATTTCCTCTAGCTGCTGGTCAGTCAGCTTGTGGATGTTCCCCATGTTGATCGTGATTGCTGGGGTGACTTTCTTCGGAGCGATGTATTCCAACACTTTCAGCGCGGCTTCCGGGTAGAACTTTCTGCCCTCGCCCTGTTCGCCTGTATTGGTAATGAAAGGCACATCTTCTTCGCCAATGAATTTGGGGTACAGCTTCAGCAATTGCGCCCGAACGTATTTTTCGTTCAGGAAATCTATGTCCGACAGTTGTGCTTGCACTTCCGCTACAGCGGATTTTATCCTTGGCTGTTGAAGATATTTTCCCGCAGCGTTTGGGGTTATTGCTAGCTCGGCTGCAGCGTCGCGCAAGGAGTAACTATTTTCTATGTAAGCGGTTACGAACGCTTTTTCAGCCAGTGACAGACCTAACCAACAGGTGAGCGTTGTTTGCTCGGCTTCCGGGGCCGAAACCTGCAGATCGTTTCCTGCCGATGGCTGGGCAGTATTCATTTACAGCCGCCTTCAGCATGCGTTCCCGTTCGGCTGGGATTGCTTTTACACGTAAGCGCAGATTTAACAGCCATCTGCGCACATACAGGGCCTCCTTGCTGTATCCAGTTGGCAGTTCTGTTTCCCAGATTTTCATGGCAAACGCCCATCATGTCGATCTGCGGTAAAAAATTTCATTATACCACAGGCAGAATTTTGTGTCAAGTATAGCGCGTAAAGTGAATGGGTGCTCACTTTATGATACTTTACAATAGCAGCCGCCCCGAGGCCCAGACCCCGCCCGTCGCCGCCGCGCCCCGCCCGTCGTTAGACGACCCCATCCGCGACCTATCGCCGCCGCCCCGCGCCGCCCCGCGCCGCCCCGCGCCGCCCCGCGCCGCCCCGCGCCGGGGGTCCGGGAACCGAGACGGGAAGCAGTCGGCTGGAGATGGAGGAGGAAGGATATGGGGTATTAACGTGAAATGGCGGAAGCGGTCGGAGAACGAGGAACCGGTGGCAGCAGTTCAGGATAATTGCCCTGCCGCAGACCCAAGGGGTATATTGCTCCCCGTCCGTCGTCCCCAGTTAGTTAGCACTTACACACATTAGTGAGCACTAACTGGGGCAGTGAGCACTAACTGGGGATGTGAGTGCTTGCACACGTTAGTGGGCGCTAACTTATAATGCAAACTGGCATCGCCCTTGCTAAGGCAAGCAACATGCCAACCGCGTTTGCTGCCCCTTGCCCGTGAAACATCGACGTTTGCCTGTGGCCCGTTGCCGCCGTCCGCCGATGCAAGCCACTTGCACTAACAAACGCCCGTAAGGACGGGGCCGCATGACGGCGGCATAATGACGGCGGCATATGACAGGTGCATAAAAAGCCGTGGAACATCGGCCCCAATACAAATGCCGCAGGGCGGGTGCCTGTGTTAAACGGCAATACCGTGGAACGCCCGTGAAACAGAGCCACAGGACGGCATTGGCCGAGAGGGGTTCGCAGCAGGGTCGACGAGGCAGTATCTCCCCCGTTCAGGACCCCCCTTCTTCGCTAGAGGTCTCCGACGAGCGGGTTGGGGTCCCCTGCCAGTCTCGGCCCCCCTCGCTACCACCCCCCTCTTATCGTCGCATGTCCGCCGAGCCGCGCCGGGGTCGCTCTGTGCGGCGTAGTCTCCCCCTATCCACGCCCCCAGACGCCCGCGACGACGGGCGCTGGCCCGAGCGGGTACCACCATCGCCCCGATCCGTCTCGAGATGGTATCATCCCCCTGACGGCGTAGGGAATACCCCGTCAGACCGAGAGAGGTCTTGAACGGATTTTCTCCCCCCCGTTCGGCCCGTCTCGATCCTCTCTCGGACATCTTTCATCGTCGCGAACGGGTAAGGATAGCCCCCTCGATCCGTCTCGGATCCCCTCGCCTGTACCCATCCCCCTCGCTCCTTCTACGTGCAAGCGGCTTCATAGTGCTTGCGGCCCTCAATAACGAAACCCGCGCTGCCGCACGCGTAGCAAGCCTCGTGCCAGAGGCAGGAGCGCAGCCTTGCTTTTATAGTGCCAGAGGCAGGAGCGCAGCCTTGCTTTTATGGTGCCAGCAAGCCGTGCAAGTACCTACCGCTCATCGCCCGACGAACGGTATTGTGCCCGCCCCCCCGGCGTGATATAATAGAGTTTCGGTGGTGGGGGTTGGCCCCCACCCGATTTGAGGAGCATCAAAATGGCAAAGTCATCCAAGCAAACAATCACCCTCGAAGTCGGCGCACGTGTGGCCGCTTCCCTGCCGTCCCTGAGCGATCAGCCGCTGATCGGCACCATCGAGGCCGTCTCTGGCAAGGGCTGGTATCGCGTCAAGCTGGACGTCGCCCTCGACGCCGTTGGTGTCAAGGACGGATGTGTTTCCGCTCTGGCCCGCAGCCTGACGGCACACACCGCCCCAGCCGATGGCGTCGAGGAAGCAGCCGAAGACAACATCGACGGCGAGGAATTCTTCCAGAGCAATCGCGATGCCGATCTGCCCCATGAGCCGGACGCAGAAGGCGAGGAAGCGGCAACAGAAGGCGATCCTGAGGAAGCCGAAGCAACTGTCGCTGCCAAGATGGCTGAGGCCCTGAAGAAAGCCCGTGAGCATTACGTCAAGTGCAAGCGCCCCAACGGAGCCGCCACGGCCCACAACGGCGACGGGATCGCCAAGGCCCTGCGCGATTACGAACCTCTGGAAGTCGCTGCTCTGGCCGACAAATGCCTTGGCGAGCCGGTCGGCACACACGAAGCAAAGTACGGCCACCTGAACAACGGTCAGATCCGCATGAACAGCGGAAACCGGATCCGCGCAACCTTCGCCAAGGCCCTCAAGGAACGGGATGCGGAGACGATTACCCGGATCAGCAAGGTGCTGGACCTCGACGGCCCTGAGGACGACGAAGAGCAGGACGAGGAGCAGGACGGCGAGTAATAGCCCCAGAGCCACCAATCGGACGCCTGTGCAAGCGGGCGTCGCTTTGGCAGCATCTGCCTCCGGTCCGCAACCGTGCGGACCGTAACTTGAAAAGGAGCATCAAAATGAGCAAAACCATCGAAGCCCGTGCAGCCCGTGCAGCAGTCGAAGTCGCAGCCGCGAAGGTCAAAACCATGCCGCGAATGGTCAATATCAATCTTGGGTACTCTTGCCAGTTATTAATCCCAGTAGCAAAAGCCGGTCCCGTGATTGCTATGCTGGCCGACTGTCTCGTTACTCGCAACGAGTACCACTCCGACCCAGAAGGCAACAGCCACTACACGCAAGTGATCTACAAAGACTCCGTGCAAATGACGATGGGCGATTTTCGGGTCGCGAGCAGCGATGATTATCAGGCCCTGAGCGACGCCATGCAAGCGCTTGAAGTCGCTATCGCCAGCGATCTGGCCAACGAAGCCGCCCCCAACTAAACATAGACACGGGCTGGCGATCACCAGCCCGTCAAGGAGAGCAAACATGAAAAAGTTACCGGACCCGACCCCGTGTGTGGTTACAAAATATGTTGATGGCAAGCCAGTCGCACAGGAAATCGTCATTCGCCCCGTATTGCTGGATGTAAGAGATAAAAAAGAGCCAGAGCGCACCGTGCGCAAATTCCGTGTGATGGCCGAGCAAGAGACTGGCGAGAAAGTGTTCGTTGGATACGCTGAGCACATGACTGAGGCCAACGACTTGATCGCTTTGCACAAGGCACAGCACCCCGAGCATCGCTCCTGCTGGTTTGAAAGGATCTGACATGCAAATCAAAATCGTAGCTAAGCCAGTGTTCTGGTTCGCCCCCGGACCAGAAATAGTGGCGGTCCTCATTAAGATGGCCGAGCTTCACTATGATGGAGAATGCAAGTCAGCATCAAAAGTCGGCGGGTTTCTGTTTGGCTGGCGGAACGCCACCTCTTTCGACCCCAGCACGGGAGTAAGCTCCGAGTGGCGGGAATTGGATGTGGCCCTCAAAATTTGCGAGAACTGGACTTTTCTGCCGACAGACGAAGCGGCAAAAGCATTAACTTTCTCCAAAGAGATTCGGACGGCTATGCAAAAGTCGATCGACGAATTCCATCACATTTTATTCACTGTGGGAGTCTGACATGGCCATGCAAGAGTACAAACTCAAACGGAAAAATCTTCTCGACCCGACACCGGCATACATCAAGCTGGCGGACGCAGGACTGCTGTTGCTAATCATGGCGGTGTTCGTTACGATCATCGGGGCGATGCAAGCGCGGGACCACGAAGATCAGATTATGGCCCAAAAGGAACAGACCCGTCTGACCGAGCAGCAAGCTGGGCGGTAT